AATATGTACGCACTTAGTAGCTGAGTATACAACAACTCTTGAGTGGGATTTGGAACACTTAGATATTTCTGTTGAAGATATAGCTGATTATCATATTAAATATGGTTGCCTATATATAACATTTAAAGACGGCACAACTGTTGAATGTGATAGGTCTGATTATGGTAATACAGATTACAAGTGGGCTGATAAAGAAACATTTTACAATGATCAATACGATAAGGTAAAGGTAAACATATGATTACTAATGAACAGATAGAAAAATTAGAGTGGGCAGAAGGTACTGCTCGTGGGATAACTCATGATGCTAAGTATCTTTGCTATCCTATAGTAGATATAAAGGTAAAGCTTTCTAGTCTTGCAGAAGAACATGGGCTTGAAGATGAGATGGAAGCATACTTAGATGTGGTTAGTGATATTGCTAATGATTTAGAGAGTGCATTTTATGAGTGTGAATCAGTCTTTAAAGAAGCTATCAATGAATTAAAATTAAATTTATATGAGGATTAAACATGAACATATTTTATTTTAATGATTGCCCTATTGAGGCAGCACAGGCACAGCCGGATAAGATGCTAGTGAAGATGCCATTAGAAACAGCACAGATGTTATGTACTGCTCATAGAGAGTTAGATGGTGACGAGTATGCAGATGCTAATGGTTTATACAAAGCTGCATACAAGAATCATCCGTGTACTATTTGGGCTAGGCAAGCCAGTACAAATTACTTTTGGTTGTATAAACATTTCTTAGCACTAGGTAATGAATATACTTTTAGATATGGTAAGAAACATGCAAGCGTAGAGAAGTTAGCTAGACCTTTAGTTAGGATACCTAAGAAAATTCAATACACAAACATGACACCACTAGCACAAGCTATGCCTGATGAATACAAGGATGATGATCCTATCAAAGCTTATAGAGATTATTGTATCAACGAGAAACACTATGCAAAGTGGGAGAAAGGTAGAGATAAACCTGAGTGGTGGTCACATGACTAAATGCAATACAATAAACTGTAGCACACATGCATCACTAACTAAAAGTAAACAACACTACTGCTCCCAATGTTATTGGATAAATTTTATGAGAGGTAAAACAAATGACAGAATATGATATTTTTCCTGTGTATGAGAAAGCTATACAGAAAGAACAAATTAAATACATTCATTCTAACAACGGTATACGAGAAACAAAGTGGCGTGATGGTACAGTAGAGCTATACTCTTATGTTGATAATAAAATAATTCAAAAAAGAAGTTGACACATAACTTTATATGTGTTATAGTAACACAACAATAACAATGAGGAAAAAATAATGTATGAAGATACAATAGACTTGAATGCAGAAGCATACAAAAAACTTACATCAAATGATGAAGACCTTTACAAAGAAGCTTATGAATTAAAACTACAGTTTCCTGAGGGTTACTTGGTTGAAAGGAAACCGGATAGAAGATCGGGTGAGTATAGATTAACATTTAAAACTAAACAAGAGTTTGATGATTTCTATAAGTTGTTCCAAGAAACAAGCTTGAGTTTAGTTTAATGACCCCGAACCATACGTCAGCCGATTTAGCCCTCACTATATCACAAGGCTACGTATCTACCTACCTATATTGGTGGTTCAGTTATGGAGTTCTGAAGGTTCAAGAAAAACTCCTTGACTTTTAATAGTAACTATGTTATAGTAAACAACAATCACAACAAAGGAGTATATAAAATATGAGTGATATAAATAGAAGCACGCAATTTATGCGTGGTGAAGTTAAGTGGGCTAGTGTGTTGACACCTAATACCACGTTTGAACCTACCTTCCAAGCATCCATCTACAATCCTATTGTAGTCAATAACTTTGGTGAGGTAGTTGATTCTAATTCTGAAAGTATCATTGCAGGATTTGAAGGAAGAGGCTTTAAACATTCTGTGAAAACAGATAAGGAAACCAATGAGAAATTTCTATTCTTCAAAAGAAAAGCAATAATCAAGAAACCTGTGCCTATACTAGATGATGAAGGCAAGCCTGTTTTTGAAAATGGTAAACAACAATTTGAAACAGATGAAGATGGTAAGTGGATCATGGCAGAAACGGATAACGATGTGCCTTTACTAAAGGATAGCGAGAATAATAATATTGATATTGCTATAGGTAATGGTTCGGATGTTATTGTGATGTATAAGGAGTGGGGAACTAATAACCAATATGGAGATTTTAAAGGGTTAGATTTAGCAGGACTTCAAGTAGTGAAACTACAAGAATACAATGCTGATGTTGGGTTTTCCGCAGTAAGTATGGCTGAAGTAGAGGAGTTTTAATTATGACTAATGAAACAAACAACGAAGAGACAAAACCTTTTATAACTATTGATGATGTGCAGATAAACGTAGAGGACTTGCCCGAAGCAGGACAAGGAGTATTTGTTAGACTGCAACGATTGAACCAAAAGAAAGCTAATCTAACCTTGGACTTGGAAGAGTTACAAGCAGGAATAAATTTCTTTTCTGATCGCATCGTTGCTATTGTAAACGGAGCAGAGCAACAAGCAGATGTAGAAGATGCTGATGTTGCAGATGAAGAACTAACTGAGTCTGACGATTCAGAGTAGTGTGCCTAACAAGTTGCTAGACCTTGATAAAACTAGCATCGTGTAGTTAGGGGATGATGCTCCTATAAAGAACCTAGAAATGTGAGTAGTCTTAATTGACTAAGAGGACATGAGGAAAGGTCGGAGATGAATTAGGGATAAGACTGCGAAATCCATACCCGAACTAACTACACACTTTATTAATAATAATATGAGGGAAATTATATGGCTTTTATAAAACACAACGCTACCTGTCCTACCTGTAATAAGAATCATTTGTCTGTGAATCCTGATGGTTCAAGTAAATGTTTTTATGCAGCGTGTGGAACTTTCCATGCAGCAAAAGGGGAGAGTAATAACGTATCTAATATTAAACAACAGCCCATTGAAAGGACTGTCAAGCCTATGCAGCCTACTGAAAGTACAGGAACATACAGTGCTTTAACAGACAGAAGGATATCTGAAGACACAGCAAAAAAGTATGGTGTTAGAGTTATACATGGTGCTGATGGTAAGCCAGTAGAACATCACTATCCTTACTTTAATGGGCATGAGTTAGGTGCAACTAAAATTAGAAAGATACCTAAAGACTTTTACTTACGTGGTTCTTTTGATGAGACAGGACTCTTTGGAGAGCAACTCTTTAATAAAGGTGGTAAGTATGTAACCATAACTGAAGGTGAGTGCGATGCTATGGCAGCATACGAACTTATGGGTAGTAAGTGGGCATCAGTATCAATTAAACGTGGTGCTGATGGTGCAGAAAGAGATGTTAAAGATAGCCTTGAGTTTTTAGAAAGCTTCGATAACATTATTATTTGTTTTGATAAAGACAAGAGTGGTGTAGCTGCAGCAAAAAAGATAGCTAGATTGTTTCAGCCTAGTAAGGCTAAGATTATGACACTACCTAATGGCTTTAAAGATGCTAATGATATGCTCATTGCCAACAAGCATAAGGACTTCATGGAAACTTGGTGGAGTGCTAAGACGTACACGCCTAGTGGAGTCATAAATGTTTCTGATGAGAAGAAGAAGTTCTTTAACAGACCTAAGATGGACAGTGTTCCTTACCCTTGGGAAGGACTTAATAAAAAGCTGTATGGAATGAGACAAGGAGAGCTTATAACTTTAACAGGAGGAACAGGACTTGGTAAGTCTTCAGTAACAAGAGAGATTGAACATCATCTTATAAAGAATACTAAGGATAACGTAGGAGTTATTGCATTGGAAGAAGATTGGAGAAGAACCATTGATGGTATTCTTTCAATAGAAGCTAATGCAAGATTATATATAGATCAAGAAAGAGAAAAGTTTTCTGAAGAGGAGCTTGACAAATTCTTTGATGTGCTGTATGATGGTGAGAATAAAAATAGAGTATGGGTTCATGCTCACTTTGGTACTAATAATATTGATGAGATATTTACTAAGCTAAGATTCATGATCATAGCATGTGAATGTAAATGGGTAGTAGTAGATCACTTACATATGTTGGTAGCTGCAGTATCCGAAGGAGATGAAAGAAGGGCTATTGATAATATAATGACAAGGCTTAGAAGTATAGTAGAGGAGACAGGAGCAGGATTAATCTTAGTCTCTCACTTAAGGAGAGCTAATGGAGATAAAGGACATGAAAATGGAATTGAAGTCAGCCTTAGTCACCTTCGAGGTAGTCAAGCAATAGCCCAACTTAGTGATTGTGTGATAGCACTTGAAAGGAATCAACAATCAGAAGATTTTAATGAGTCAAATACTACAAGAGTTAGGGTACTTAAATCTAGGTACACCGGAGATGTAGGAATGGCATCTCATTTATTATATAATAGAGAGACAGGCAGGCTGAGTGAGTTTGAGAAAGAGTCTTATGAAGAAGAGGACGCAGACTTCTCAGCCTTGGAGTTATAGTATGGACTTAGTATTTGATATAGAAACAAACAGAGTAGGTGATAATGATATAGGTTTGGATAGTATTGATACCTT